AGGGCGCGTTCAGATGTTAAACGGTTGACGGTACGACCAAAGAGAGTTTCTACCTGTGTCTCTACAGGGGCGAACATTCCCACCCATAGACCGTGCTTAAACTTTCCTAACAGGTCAGGATAGTGAGGCGCTAGGTGGGGAAGAAGCACCATGAGCGAGGCAATAGTATTAGCAATAGTTTCAGACTTACCCGACTGACGAGCCGCTAAAGCGGTGATTTCTTCGCCATCGTTAATGACTACAGACTCAATGATGCGTTTAGCTAAGGGGAGTTGGTAAGGGCGTAAGGCGTGTTCATCTCCAGGCTCAACACCTACAAGGGCATCCATAAATTGGATAGTTCGGTCAATAAACCGCTGTACAAATTCTTTGGAGAGCTCATCCAGCTCTTCTTCTTCATCCTCTGGAAGAGGTGACTCAAACTCGTCTAGCTCTTCGTCTTCGTCAAAAAACTCTTGCTCGCTCATAACATCCTTATATTAAAATCGGTAAGCCTGGGTTAGAAACCCAGGCCAACCGTTGCCACACGGGGAGAAGGAAGAGGCAAGGATTAGCATACACCATTTGTCGACAAAACCATAAATAGATACTAGCGTGTCGAACGGCGATGTAACTCGTCTACTACAGCGTGAATTGCTTCTGCCCCTGCCAGCGCTTCGTCAAGAAACTGCTGACTACGGTGCTTAGAGAACATAGACATGCAGCGACCTATTTCGTACAAAGAGTTTTCTACCCACATCTCTAGCTCTGTAGTAGGTATCTTAGATACTCTCTTAGCTACTTTTTCAGGGAACGGTTTTACCCACGGCTCAGCTTGTTTCTTAAAAATCAATTCCTGGCGCCCCTTCTTCTCGGTGCTCATCCCTAGCTCCCATAGCCCTAATAAGCAGCAAGTCAACGTCTTCATCTGTTAATAAATGAGGGTCGTCCACTGTCTTGAAGAGGATGCCTGCATAGTAACCAGGCTTGGTAAAGGGCACTCTAAACACTAGGCAGTGACCCTTACGGAAGGGGATATCTGTTTCTTGAGTATGTCCAATTTCTACAATAGGCAAAAAGTGCCGATGGTAGTAGTACAGCTTTCCGCCGTATAGTGGTCCGAATGTTTTCATAACTCTCCTTAAGAGTTAAATAGTACCCTAGTTTGCTCAGGCATCATATTAGGGTCAAAGGGCCCCATGTCGTCGTGGCTATCTAGTCCAGAGGCTGCAAGATAGCGCCCCGTAGAATTGCTGGCTTTTAAATCGTTCCACATATCGACAGGGATATCGTTGTACTCCCACCAAGTCCCATCACGAAACTTAACAACGAGCTTCTCTGCTTCTTTGCTATAAGCAAGTTTTAACGCCCTCGGGCGACTGGGATTACTCGTAGGAGCGGTCATGTTGTTATATGTAGGAGGAGTGCCGTAAGTATCCTGGTCTTCGGTAATGAAGGTAGTCGGCTCTTGAGGGTCCATGATTTCAAAGTCTGCGTACACCTTTTCATATGCACGCATGGCAATATTCTGCACACGGTTCAATCTGTCTTGAGAACCTGTGTAGTAGTTCTTTTGCTTTTTAAACTTGGTCATTATCCCTCGCAGGTATGAAAGTCAGTCTCTGTCTCTAGTACTCGCTCAAAGCATGCTGCGCAGCGTAACCATTTAGGAGGCGCGTAATTATTTTGAGCAGTTCCACCTAGAGGTATATCATCCCCGTATTCAGTGGAGTCGTAAGCGTCAACAATTTCTGGCTCACGAAAAAGCTCGCGTGGAAATGGGCCTCGAGGGTTTGCTACCTTATCTGGTACGGGGTGAACTTGAACCGCGTTATGGCGGGTCACCTTCATTTTGTGCTCTTAGGCGCTGTCTTTGGTTTTGTTTGTGTTGGTTCTACCAAAGGGAAGTGACCAGCAGATGCGCGGTCACGAAGCCACACAGGAAGGCAAGAGGCGCAATAATTAGCTGGGCTAACGCCTTTATCTGCGTGGGTGTAGTCCGCAGGGTTTTCGCAGTTATCGCATTTCATAAGATGAGTATAGCAAAAAAGCGGGCACGAATGCCCGCTTTCCTGCTAAGTAAGCTACGCCTTTGGAGCGTTATCCTTGATAGCCTTAACCGCATCAGCTTCTGCGGTAGCGATTCCCTGAGCAACAAGTGCCTCTGGGACGCCAGTCTTCTTAGAGACGGCATTTGCTACAGAATTAGGGTTGAGCTTAGCAAGAGCTGGTACTACCAAGCCTGCTGCCAATGCCCAAAGGACTGACTTGTAGTCGTGATGTCCTGGGGTCTTGAGAGTAACGCCAACAATACCTACTGCGGTACCAGCGGTGCCGTAGATGTAATGCTCAACGTATGCAAGATACTTCTTGTTCATAGTTCTCCTTGATAGACGGAAAGGCCGTGGGCCTGTTCCAATCGTACCATTAAATACCCTCGTCGATATGCTGCTCGAAGCGACCTTCCAGCTTTGCTACCTTCTCCCCGATAGCAATCTGGTCAGTACGAAGTTCTTTAAGAATAGGGATAATCTCTTTATTAATCTTATCGTGGATAGACCCGCCACCATTAGGGCGCAGCTCTGAAAGGTACTTTTTAACGAGCCATTTGATACCAGCTGCCGCAGATACTACTATTGCGATTTCAGCTGAGGTAACGCCAATCCATGCGTCAATGCTCACAATACAACCATTCTCTATAGTTATTTTAATATAGAAATATGGTTGTCCGTATAAATTTCACAAAAAATACTATCTATTTATACATGATTATCGGCGTGTTTGTACGCGTTAAAATATTATTTGTTGTTCAACTTGACTTAACCTGTAACTCTCATGCTACTGTTGAGTACGACAGAAGCCACCAGCGATGGTGGCTTTCGCCAACTGAGAGGAGCAGCGATGCTCAATATCAGACTTAATCTCACGATTAATCTAAGAAAGGTGTTTGCAGCAGGGCTAGCAGGATTTATATTCTTTGCCCACTTGTTGACACCAGCGTACGCACTGACAGTATCGGTCAAGGAGTCGTTACGGGAAAAGCCTGTAACAGTAAATCTCGCCTATCTGACAGTAACTACGACCAAGACGCAAGCAAAGCTGGATATTGCCAGCTCTTCGGTCAAGTACTTTGACCCACAGACGCTTGCCTTCCTCACCGTGTATGCCAAGGGGTGGAAACTTAGCGAGTGGTACTGCCTCAATAACCTCTGGAACTCTGAGAGCCACTTCAATCCAAAAGCATTGAATATGGGGTCTCGCGCATTTGGTATCGCGCAGTTCTTGCCAACAACCTGGGAAAACTATAAGGTTGTCAAGACATCAAGTGCGAAGCTACAAATCCAATACGGACTACGATACATTCAAATGAGATATGGGAGAGCATATGACCCAGCAGGTGCATGCGTTGCATGGAAGTTCCACCAAAAGAACGGATGGTATTAAGGCGCCATATTTTGATGGTACCCAACCATGTGCACAAACAGACCCCGAATTGTTTTTCCCCGAACGAGGTCTAGACGCAATTAAATCTAAAAAGATGGTCAGAGTCATTTGCGGAAGCTGTGACTTTACGGCTGAATGCTTGGAGTACTCTTTAACAACAGATGTAGTTGGTACATGGGGCGGACTTCTTGAAAAGGAACGTAAAGCCCTTAAACAAATGAGACGTAAAGCGTCATAAATAAAAAAGCCCCTGATTTCTCAGGGGCTTTTTTGTATTCGCTATTAGGAAGCGAAGTATGGTGTGATGGTAATTGCTGAGCCCGCAGTAACAGAGGCAGTTCCACCAGCAATTGATTGTGTCTTGATGGTGTTTGCACGAGCAGCAACCTTTGCAGTGTTACCTGAAAGACCACTGTGTGATGTGATGTCCGCGTGAGTCTTAGCAAAGCGGAAGTTGTTAGCATCTGGAACAACGGTGATGGTGTATGTACCGTTAAGGTCAGCATCTGCGTTAGCGCTGCCGCTACCGTTGGTGAGACCTGCGATTGTTACAACATCGCCTACCGCATATCCGTGTGCTGTTGCGGTAACAGACGCTACGTTAGATGTGAGAGTAATGGCTGAGATAACTGGGGTAACTGCGGATGCTGTTGTGACAACAAGCTCTGCATCGTTAAGGGCCTTTTGAGCATTAGCCAAAGGAGCACCAAGAACGTTAGGAACCTTTACGTAGTCAACGCCAGCAACAAAAGCACCGTCGTTTGCGGTCAACTCGTCCGCATAGCGAACGCGACCTGAGATGTTGATGTAGCTACCAGTTCCTGACGCAGAGACTGTAAAGGTGTAGCGGTTTGCAGACGCTACAGTCAAGTTGGTTCCATCAAGACCAGTGCCAGTAATGTTTACTGTGTCGCCAGCCTTAAGGAAGTTATTTGGAGCTGTGTAGGTCTGTGTGCTGCCATCGCCAGAAGCCTGGGTGATGATGTATACGCCCTGGTCTGAAGATGTAAAAGATGGGTATGATGCGTAGCCAGACTCTGCAATAACATGGTTATCCATGTGCACAGAGCGTGTTGGGTTGTTGCCAACGGTTACTGCGACGTCTCCGTAAGCAAGGCTTGAGCTTGCAACTTGAGTAGTTGCTGACCACTGACGGTCATAGTCAGAGCCGCCGATGTTTGATACTGAGCCATTACGCTCATCGTTTGGTTGAATTGGAAAGTTACGCCAGACGAAATCTACTGCAAGATTGCCAGCTGAGTCTGTTGCGTGACCATCTGCGTTTGTTCCGCCAGCCTGTGCTGCAATAGCAACGGAGTAAGCTCCTGTGCCTTGTGCAGAACCCACAGCTGCGGGTGAAGAATAGCTTGACATTAAATTACCTCTCTAGAGTTGGATATAACCCCATGCGCGTTGGGGCATATTAAGTTTACTGTTGGGTGTTTTAGGCGTCCCCCTAGACTAGGAGGAACTTTCTCCGTTAGCGCCTCTACCAGGAGTGGCATAAACGCCTTTTTTAGCACGAGTGTTGGGATTCTTTTCGACAAAGAACTTTCTAATGCCAAACCGAGAGTCAGAGACCGTAATTGGTTTAGCAATACTGGCTTCGAACTCGGAACGGCGCTTCATACTGACCAGCGGTTCCATTGAGCGGATTGAGTCTTAACGCCTGTTACTGAGCCATTAGCACGAGTTAGGGCGTCTCTAAACTCTCTATCACTCATCTTGGTTCGTTGAATATTCATTTGAGTCATGGACTCAGTAGCCAAGTCTTCTTTGGGCGCTAGATTTTTTCTTTTAGCCATTTTTATTCTTTAGGAGTAATAAAAGATGCACTTCCGCCTGGTAGTGAAATACTTCCAAATTGACGTCCTTCAGCGTGCTGCTTCAACGCATTAGCAGTGTAGTCAATTGTTTCGTGATGACGCTGTTGAGCATCTGAGGCAAGCTCTTTAGCCTGAGTGTGCTTTAATTTTGTTATTTTGGTTTCGTGACCACGAGCCAAAGAACCAGTTTTTAAACTGCGTTCGTGGGCTTTATCCGCAGCCATTTCTCCAAGAGAATGCTTAAAAGCGTGAACGCCAAGCTCAACTTGACCTTGGTGTGTAATAAGGGCAGCTCTATCTGCGGCGCTAAGTCCACCAGAGTTTTTTCCCCCGCCAAATACTGTCTTTGCTGCCTTACCTATTGCAGCAAGCTTTCCAAATTGACGGGCGCCACCTGTAGAAGGAGCTTGATTAAAGTCAAATGCTGATTCGGTCATATCTAATGGTCTCCTAAAGTCTGACCTTTTTCTGCGTAATCCAAGTGCTTTTCTTCGCATTCACGTGCCAATGACGGGACGACATACATCGCCCCGCAAAGGCCACAGGACCAGCGGTTAAAAACTGGCTTATGCGTGATTGAAGATTTCCTGCCATGTCTTAGGGCCAACAATTCCATTGGAATCAAGACCTGGGTGAGCGTCTTGAATGGCAATAATTGCCTTCTTGGTAGCTGGGCCATACTGACCATCAGCATCCAATCCAAGAGCCATCTGAATCAACTTAACGTTGTCATTGGTATCTCCTGGGTTGATTGTTCCTGGGAACCCAGGAGCTGGCTTAGCTGGAGCTGGGGTAGCTGGGTGTGAATCAGCTGCAGCACCTGCATACTGTGGACGACCAAAACCGACAACTGTTGACCACAAGTGGCGCTTGTTATCTGGCTTGTAGCCACGGACGTTAGAAGCAACTTCTCCACCATTGTTAGGGGAACCAGCTGGACGCTTGTCTGGGCTAGTGTTTCCTTCTACAGTAGTGATTGTTCCATCGCCGTTATCCTTCAAGACGACACCAACATGTTGGATAGGGCTTGTAGGAAGTGCGTTAGGAATGAATGAGAAGTAGATAAGGTCGCCTGGCTGTGGATGTGCGTTAGCTGCATCTACCCATGTTCCAGCAGACTTAAATGCTGCTGCACCCGCTGGGGTGTAGACAGTGTTAGGAATAGTGACGCCAGCTTGCTTGGCGCACCACATCATAAAAGAACCACACCAAGCCTGGCCATCGTGACCAGTGAACTTGCCGTAATCCGTTTCGTTATCCTTTGGACCTTCAACAACGCCAACCTGTGACATTGCTACTTCGAGGAAGCGGGCAGCTGTACCTTGTGGGTTAGCTCCTACTGGTGGTACTGGTTTTGCGTTCATGGTAATCCTTAGTTGTAGTTAGGGTCAGTGACAGCAGGCGCTGCTGGAGCAGCTGCTACTGGAGCCGATTCTACAGCTGGGGCTGGAGCCGCAGGTGCTGAAACATCTGCTGCTGGTGCTGCAGGTGCGATTGAGCCGTCAGTGGCAGAGACCGTAAGGTCTGTTCCTGCTTGACGAGCCTCTACCTGCAAGTCTGCGGCAGTCTTAGCTTGAGTATCAACTGCAGCAAACGCTGCGTTAATCTCATCAAGAGTCAACTTGCCGTCGTCCATGAATCCACGAGCAAGCTTCTCTACAACAGTTGCACAAGCAGTCAAGCCTGCGACAGTCATTGCCTTAAGAGTTGAGATGTGGGCGATTGCACCAGCACCAATAACTCCAAGTGCGCTAGCTGTGAACGCTGCGACGATACGCATCAACACGTTCCAAAATAGCTTTACATTGTCCTTCATTTATTTCTTCTCCTTAGGGTTTCTTAGGCGGAATGACGTAATCCAGAGAAAAGTCGAAATAAGAATCGCCTCTCCAATTACCTTTTTTGCCGAACCTGTCAGAACTAGCCAACCGACAAAGAGACCGAGAAAGGTCCAGATTTGATTAGCAAGGTCTGACATAAGCTCTCTAATGAATTTCATTAAAATCTCCTTCTCAGTTGAGCTATCTGACCAGCAACGAGTGTTGCGACCAGAATCTTCTTTGCCTTCTTGCGTGTGACGGGGCTCATATCGTTTCCGATGTTCTCTACAGAGACCAGGGCATGGTTGAGTGCCTGTGCCCCTGGAACGGCCGCCAGAGCCCCTTTAACGGGTGTTTCCACCACAGGGACGGCAATATCGGGGGCGTTGAAAGTTGTGCCTCCAGGTTGACCTATAAAGGTCGCTACAGTAGTTATAGCTTCTGGTGGAATCGGGAGACCAGAACCTGGAGGCGGCGGTGGAGGCGTTAATTTGCCGTCCTCGCCTACTACTTGTGGCTGAGACTTAGTACCAAAAAATTGAATGCCGCCGTTCTCGACACCAGGCTTATCCTCTTGCACGTGAGCCACAAGAACCTCAGCAGGAGGTACACTTGGGAC